CCAGTTACAGTTTCATAAATTCCACTATGACCATGTGCTCTGACGTGAGTATGTCCTAATTTTCTGCCACCAATAAATATAGATTTTTCCCCTTCACCATCTATAATACTGTTACCTCTAACATTTCCAGAATATCCAGTTCTCTCATTTAATGTGAAAATTACATCAGTATATACATTATTCCAAGCAGCATTCACTCCATTATCAGTATTTTGTCCAATATATGGAGAAATTAAATTACCAGCATCAGGATCATTATCTCTGTCAGCAGTTAATGATCCAAAATAAGATTGTTCAATGTCCATCAACATTTTACCACCAACTAAATTAGGTAGTGTAAAATTACCAGTATATCCTGGAAATCCTCCTCCTAAATTAGTCGTTCCAGAATTATAAGTATCCCCAATTGCTTGCACAAGTAAAGGATACTCATTTGCTGGTGGTTGAGTTCCATCACAAATAATCCAACCTTTTGGTATATTACCGACAGGTCCAGACCATGGCATGATGGTGCCAATAACGGCACCTTTCATGGTTCTTGTTTCTTGATAGAAAGGCATTTTCTTATACGTCCATTAAGTACCAACCCGCAAGGGATGAAGGCACACCAGGTTGACCACCAGGCGCAGATGTTCCAGCATAAACTAATCCAAACGAAGCATTAGGTGTTTGAACAACTAATTCACCACCGCCCCATCCAGCAAACTCAATTGATTGAATACCTGACGTTAGTGACTGTCCAGTATTCGATATTTCACCTTGAACTTTGGTATTGTCATATGCTCTAACAATCATCGTCTGATTATATGTGAGACTACCACTTATATCTATAATACGAACCATATCACCCATTTGAGGATCGGGAGGTAATCTCAAAAGAGTATTACCAGTGCAATTAACAAAGTAATTAACATTAGCGTCTAAAGTCTCTGCAGTATCACCAATATACACCCACTTACGACCACCAGTATCAGTGATATAATTTTCAATTTTGGCAATTTTTAATGATCCGTTATCAGAAACTTGGAAGATGCTATCACCATCCGTATTTGTAATTTCAAACTTAGAATCAAGTGCCGTTCTACCAATCCCTTCCTGGAACTCAAGGTTGATTCCACCATCGATGTCAAGTGATCCACCAAATGTAGATACTCCCGTTCCTAAAGCAGAGAAAGAACCATATACAGCGAAGTCTCCAGAAGAGTTATCAAATGTCAAGCGTGGAGTAGTGCCATCAGTTCCAAAGAAGTTCATGTCACCACCGTTGATCGTTAGATCTCCAGTTGCGGTATCAACTTCTAAAGTTGTTCTAGCAGGAACACCACCAGCACCACCATCAGTAATGGTAAAGAACTGCTGATTTACAATCGTAGAACCATTAATCGTTAGTGTATTTTCTGTAGTTAGAGTTCCGGCAACAGTAGTGTCCCCAGTAACACTATCAATAGTAAACTTACTAAATCCAACACCAACTCCAACATCACCTAGAATGATAGTATCTCCAGTTGTAGATTCTACTCTGAATACATCAACCGCAGGAGCTCCACCATCATTAACAATTAGAGATTGTGGTGAAGTTGAAACCAAACTTTCAATAGCAACAAATTCAGACTTCGACAATCGGATAAGATCAGCAGTAGTTAAAGTACCACCAAATTCAGCAATACCAATTCTTACATTGCCAGTTCCATTTCCAATACCGGATAATGGTTCGTCTAGTTGACCATCATTGTTAAGGTCAGAACCAGTAATGTAAGAAGCATTTGATTGCTTATCAAGTTTAGCAAGTAAACAACCATCAGGATGATTGGTGCCGAGATTTGTTCCTTCTTGTCCTCTGCTAACAATTAATCTGTAACCGTTTATATCAGATGGGTTAGCAACGTTAGCGATACCAACAATACGAACAATTTCACTTTGAGATTCATCTCTCAATCCAGTTACGATATTTGCTCCACTACCAACACTATCAGGAGAGAAAGAACTTCCTCTATCAACTAAGATTAAATCTCCAACCTTGAAATCAGTAATAGAAGGAGTGGTAATTGGTAGATAGTAGTTATTACCAACAGAGTTAACTCCATTTACTTGGAACGTAAGATCTCCACCGCCACCGCCACCTAACTGAGAATCAGTAATGGTGATTGTTTCATCGTTAGCATATCCTTCACCAGGACTTTCAATTGTAATATCAATAGTGAAATCAAATCGAACAAGAACTGTAAAGTTTGCTCCGATACCAGCACCATCAGAAGTGCCCTCAAGGAAGTTATAAGTTCCAGGTGTTCTACTTGTCGATCCGTTATTAACAATGTTGTCAATAGCAGCAATTTGACCCCCAGAAACTAAGAACGTGTTTGATCCCCAAGAAGAAACACCCGCAGTATCAATGTATCGTCCGGTAGTCTGATATTTGTAGAAGTCAATGTTTGGATTATCAACTCCACCAACTTGGTGTCCAACAATATTAGTTCCAAATCTACCTCTTACAACTTCAATAATACCAGCGTTTAAACCACCGTCCAATCTGATATTACCTTCAACGATTGCAGAAGCAAGAACATTCAATGTGTTTCTAACAGTGGTTGTTCCACCAGTAGAACCTAAAGTAAATGTAGTTGCGTTGGTAGCAAGATTAACTGTATTGGTTTGATCTCCATCAAAAAGGTTAGCAACTCTTGTTTGCGTAAACAATCTAGAACTGCTAGTTCCAGCACCATATCCAGTACCAATCTCAAGATTACCAGCAAGTCCAGTGTAGAATGTTTCAATCTTAACGAAAGAAGATGTATCTGCCTGTGTTGCCCATGCTCCACCCAAAGTGATGTTACATGTAGATGCTACATCATTAGCAACAGTAGCAATATCTAATACTGCTGACTGAGTATTTCTAAGAACCTTAAGAGTTCCATTTGTAGCAGACTCACCAATAAGTGTATTAATATTACCAGAGGAATTAGCAATATTAATTGTCTGATTAGAACTAGTGTTATTCAACAGATTAAGAATCTGACCCTCACCAGCCCAATTTAGAATATTAGCATTTTGATTGACGAAGTTGAATGCATTGTTTGTAGTTGTAATATCACCATCATTAACTTCAAGATCACCAGTAACCTCTAGATTCTCGTGAATCCTAGCATCACCAACGACAACAAATGTCTTATCAAGACTCTTGTAAGGGTTGATTGTATCGTTAACAGCAGTGTTAATACCGACTCTACCATTATTGGTAGTCATCACTCTGAATGTAGCATTATCACTAGGATTGTCACTATCACCACCAACTAAGAATGCATCGTCAACATTAGTTTCAGTCTTGATAATAGAAGACTCAGTTAAGTAAGAATTAATTTTCTTACCGCTGACGAATGTTGTTCCAACAATATCTAAGTTAGCTCTTGGTAGGACTTGATCAGAACTAAATGCGTCTAAACAATCATCATGAGCAGATCTAGCAATAGTATTAATACCTAGTTTATAGTCACCAATTACTTCTGTATTCGCACGTAATACTTCACCGCCAACTACTCCATATTCCTTCCAGTTAGAATTAGAGAAGTCAACTGATGGTACTGGCACACCAGGGGCAACATCAGTAACACCACCAGTTCCTTTCCAGGAAAGAGTTGAGATATTAACGTTAGTATAAATCTGGAAGTGTACGTAATTATTTGTAGGACTAAATGCATCACCATTAGGACTAAAGATTGTCCAGGTAGAGTTAAGATTAGAATCAGGATAATTTCTAACTCTAATTTGAGATCCACTTGTAATTCCGATACCAGCATTAGTAACATCTACACCAAACTCATCTTTGAAAGTAAGTTTAACTAGATTTGTGCCATCAAATTCAATACTAAAGATATTGTTAGTGGGAATTTGTGCGAAGTAGTTTGCATAAACCCAACCTAAAGACCCAGTTCTTCCAACTTGCTTTCCTTTTAGAAGAATATCACCAGGTTTAGCAGCAACACCGCTATAATCCACAAATTGAGAGGAAAGTAATCTACTACCACCAGACGCGATTGTAGCAGAGTTGTTTGGTGTGATATTAGAAGGAACACCAGAAGTGATATGAGTCTGAATTTGATACTTCTGACCCATTCCTCTTGCATTAAATCCAAATACAGCAGCATCAACTCTGTTCTTACTAATTCTAACATCACCAGAATTTGGAGGAGTGAAGTTAGTTCTATCTAAAGTCTCATCTTGCTCGTCTAAAGTAACAGGATCTACACTAGATACGTTAGAACGAACAGTGAAAGAATCTCTTACTTCAGTTAGATCGTTATCCTGAACAGAAACGATTAGAGGAGACTGGAATACATTCTGCTGTGAACCATCACCACCAACAACTGTAATGTTCTGGTTGAAAGTTACAGGAGTATCGAATGATGTAACCAGATTACCGATATCCTCGTTATCATCCTCACTATCAGCAAGAACTGCTCTTTCTAAGAATGTCTCTTCACCGGTAATAGCATTAATCTTACGGTTACCAATGTAAAGATCACCGTTAGAGTTTAGACCTGTGTAGAAGACAATACCAGCGTCCTCTTTCTTACTTTGGGCGTAGAAGTCCTCAGTAGGTGATAAGACGATCTCCTGACGCGCAGGGAGACCAGTAGAGTAGTTTCCTGGACCGAATCCAAGATACTCAAACGTATGGTTACCAGCACGAGCAATAGAAGGTCTTCTAAGTTCAACATAGTAACGTTGATCAGAGACTACCGTGCTATCACCAGAAATCGCAATTCTACGATCTTCAGAACCAGAAGTTGCGTTACCAGTTTGTGCTTGGAGTTGATTATTTCCAGTAGAATATGTGTTATTTACAAATGCTGGTTGTAATACAAGATCCTGAACTAGTTCTTTTGTTACAGAGTTTTTGTAGTCATTAGTCGTAACAAGACCATGAACATAGTTGTCAGCAGCAGAAATTGTAGCAGGAGGATCAAGCAACTGAGAAGCAAGATTAAGTTCTTGTGTTGATGTGCCTGCTTTCTGGAACCAAAGAGGATCGTTCTTATAGTTAAGAGGATACAAACCACTGACTGGTTGCGAGAAGTTAAACTTCTTGAAGTTTTCAGCAACACCAGCACCAGTTGGGAATGGTGAAATATTACCACGTAAGCAACTTAAGTAATAGATACCGTCTTGCTGACCAGCAATTCTACGCTGTAGAGTTTCGTAACTAAAGACATAGAATGTATCTTCGATAATTCCAGCATCTTCAACACTCTCAACATAGTATTCAATACCAGCGTCATCTTGAATGCGATCACCAGGAGTGATAGTATAAACGTTAGCGCCGTTTTGCTTGTAATAATACTGGGGATATTTTTTCGCGATTAGTGTTTTTAGAGGTAGCGATTTTCCAAAATCCTGATCATTAAGCATGTCAGCAAAAACACTACCCTGAGTGAATCTGGTATTAGTGTACTCTGAGTACTCTAATTTTCCGCCGCGAATATTTTTCAGAATTAGGTAATGTAGTCCACCAATTGTGTAATAGGCATGGATATTAGCAAGACCAGAAGAGTTTCCAGTCCATTCAATTTGATTGGCGGTAATGCTAGCAGTTTTATTAACTACAAATGATCCACCCTGAGGTGCATTAATCTGAACCGTAGTAAATGATTCGTTTCGTAGACCAGAGAAGTTGAGTGTATCGATACCATGATCAAATACAGTTAACTCAAGATAGTTAATTGTTGGATCTAACTGATCTTCTACATAACGACCAGACTGGATAGTTGCTTGGATACCAGAAGAGAACTTAGCAAAAGCACGATATTCAATACCTTGTCCTGTTTGATCTTTCTTATATGGATCATATGCGAAATTCGTATTTAATCCAGCAGTACTAAAATCAGAATCAGTAAATCCAATAAATTCAGCAGGTTGAACTGGATTCCTGAAACGAGCACCATATACAGTACCAGCAACAGGTTTTAGAAGAAGTTTTTGTGGTACTAACTTACGTGTGTCATCAGTTCTTGTCTTGATAACAAATCCGTTGATAGGATCTCTTGCGTTCTCAAGATACTTAGGAATAACATAACGTAGTTTATATGTTCTGTCATTTGCTTCACGCTCATCTTCTAGACGAGTGAACCACATATCTGTAGATCTTGGACGATCTGATAGATCTTGCTGCTTAATTCTCCAGAAAATATTTTCGTCTCTAATTGCCTGATCAACAGTAGATGATCCTTCATCCTTACAGTTAACGAACCACTTACCGGTAGTGACAAGACCATTACCAAATCCAGGATCATATTTTACAGGACTTCTGCGCTTGTTCGAGAAGATTCTAAACCCAGCACTCTGACCTGATGTAAATGTAATTGGGAATACATTATTAATAGCATCAGCATGAGTCTTGTGAATCGTAAAGACTCGATCATTCTGATAGCGAGCAAAGAATGACTTGTTAGGATTAATCTTACCAAAGTTAGCATCTGATACATCAGTTACTGCTACGTCGCTATCATTAGCATACGTTGTAGAAACATCTGGAAGAACTTCTCCATCAAATGCTCTAATGAATACCTCATGGGGTGTTACAGAAGAGAATGGAACGTCAAAGATATGCGATACTTCAGTTTCAATACCAGCGTTAACAGTATTAGTTAACTTAGCCTTGTATGTGTGTAGGTCATACTTCTCGTCAAGGACGAACTGATAGATATCAATTTCAACATTAGCATCGATAGACTCAGATTCAGAAGCATAGATGTAAATACCTGTTGCAGCATTCTCTCTAGAAGTTGCTAGCATCAGTTTAGTCTGATCACTACCGTTAAAGAATGTAGTGGTAGAATAATCTTCTGGTGATGTTCTTCTGCCAGGAGCAATTACATAGTAAGTTTTGTTAGTCTCAAAACCATTAGGTAGTCTGACGAGACGCTTATCTACTTCAACATATTTACCAGAAGCAACGTCAAAACGTGGACGTGGGACT